CATTACTGAATGGTATAAGAATAATCCTGAGTGGAAACGAGATTGGTCTGAAGGATGTGCAAGTCCTGGAGAAACTGGTGATTGGAGAAATAAACTAATTAGCAGAAATCCTGGATGGAATGATGTCTTGGAAAAAAGTTCTCGTGCTCCTGGATCAAAAGTAAAAAAAATATAACCTAGAAAAAAATCTAATGGCAAGAAAAAGAAGGAACAATGATTTGCAACCAATTGGTATTGGTATGACAGCAAAACAAATGAAAAGAAGAAAACCTATTAATACAGATCTTCTTGTAGATATTAATCCTGCTACAGAAAATCAAAGCAAACTTTTTGAATTTTATAATTCAGATAAACATTTATTTGTCTATGGATGTGCAGGAACTGGAAAAACATTCTGTGCATTATACTTAGCTCTTAGGGATGTTCTAAGTGAAATTACTCCATATCAAAAGATAGTAATTGTAAGATCTCTTGTAGCAACTAGAGAGATTGGATTTCTTCCTGGAGATCATGATGATAAGTCTGCTCTGTATCAAATACCATATAAGAATATGGTTAAGTATATGTTTGAGATGCCTACTGATTCAGAATTTGAAATGCTGTATGGCAATTTAAAATCCCAAGAAACAATTACTTTTTGGAGCACTTCATTCATTAGAGGAACTACTCTTGATAATTCTATTATTATTGTGGATGAAGCACAAAACTTGAATTTCCATGAACTTGATAGTATAATTACAAGGGTTGGTGACAATTCTAGAATTATGTTCTGTGGTGATGCTACTCAATCAGATCTTACAAAGTCTAATGAGAGAAATGGTATTATGGATTTTATGAAAATCATTCAAAGGATGCCTGAATTTGAATGTATTGAATTTGGCGTTGATGATATTGTAAGATCTGGTCTTGTCAAATCATACATTGTTAATAAAATGGCAGCAGGTTTTTAATGTTTAATCATATTGATATTAGTCTCCCTACACTTGAGAGGGAGACTATTGATGGTGTTAGATATTATAAAGTTCCTACTGATGATGAACTATTAAAACTAGTTTCTATTACATCTGTTACTAGTCATCACAATAAACATATTTTTGAAAATTGGCGAAAGAAAGTAGGAGAAGAGGAAGCAAACAGAATTAATAAAGCAGCAACCAGTCGTGGAACTGACTTGCACAGCATGGTTGAAAATTATCTTTATAATATTCCAGAACTTCCAGAAACTTCTTTAATTGCTAAGCACTTATTTAAAATTATTAAACCTGAACTTAATAATATAAATAATATTCACGCATTGGAAAGTTCTCTTTACAGTAAAATACTTGGCATTGCAGGAACTGTAGATTGTATAGCTGAGTATAAAGGAGAACTGTCAATTATAGATTTCAAAACCTCAAAAAAAGAAAAACCACGAGACTGGATTGAACATTACTTTGTTCAGGCAGCAGCATATGCTTGTATGTTCTATGAATTAACTGGAATCTCAGTTAAGAAATTGGTTATTTTAATGACTTGTGAAGATGGAGAATGTGTTGTCTATGAAGAATATGATAAAGCAAAATACATTAAATTATTATATTCATACATTAAAAATTTTATAAACTTTAAATTACAAGAATATGGAAACTAAATTAGAATCTGCATTAGAATCAAAATTTTTATGTCAAAATAAGTTTTCTAAAATCATAGAAGATTTAGTTAAACAAAATGATGAGATGAATTATATTGATGCTATAGTATTTTATTGTGAGCAGAATAATTTGGAAGTTGATTCTGTTTCAAAATTAATTAGTAAACCTTTAAAAGAAAAATTAAAGTGTGATGCTATCAACCTTAATTTTTTAAAGCGTACTACAAAGGCTAAACTTTTTATATGATTTTAAATGACACCATTTGATGTGTACAAAACTTATCTTTCTATAAAAAATCATTTCAGTAATCCAAAATATGATTACTTTAAATATACGGGAAAGTCTAGAGCATCTTTAGAATCTTTTAATAAAAGAAAAGATAGGTATTGGTTTGAGAAATTATCCAGACAAAAAAATGATGAGGAAATAAAAAACTTTTTTATTTCTAATTTTATAGAGGCAACTGATCCAAGTAGTTTATGGATAGGAAGTATTATTAGGGAAGGTCATTCATTCTATGTTGATTGGGAAAAGCGACAACAGAGTTTAAAGTACTTGTTTAAAGATCAATCTCAAGATATGTTGTCTGAAAGCAACCTTGATGAACTCTTTGATTGCTCAAGACAACATCCACCTATTTTAAAAAATTTCCTGAGTGGAAAAATTTGTATTGAAACCTTAGTGATCTATGATAAAATATTTTTGTTTGGAAAACAATTTGACAAGAAACTTCTAGACCCAGTATGGGAAACAGTAAGTTTAAAAATTAAGAAGTATAGTCCTTTTCTAAATATTGATGTAAAGGATTATAAGCAAGAATTAAAAAAAATAATGTAAGGAGAATCCCCATGGCATTTTTTGACTCAGAAATTGTCAAGCAAGAGTTAGATGATATCTTTAATATGCAAGTAAAAATTGGCAAGGAAGTTCTTAGATTTCCTTCTATGACTAAAGAAGAAAAAGATATCCACATTGATTTACTTTCTAATCTTTTAGAAAAACAACAACTTCTTTATACTAGATTGAGTCTGTCTGATGATCCAAAAGCAATTGAAATGAAAAAACAAATTCAAGAATCATCTAAACTTCTTGGATTTAAGAATATGGATATTCATGCTATCTTTAAATCTATGAAAATGACTGTGGATAATTTAAGAAAGAACTCTAGTAATGACATCCACTCCCATTGACAATCCAATCCCCATCTGCTATAATCTTTTAGTTGGTAATCCAATCAATCCTTTAATCTATAAAATCCAATGTCTTTTCAAAATCTTAAAAAACAATCTAAGCTTGGTTCTTTGACTTCTAAACTTGTTAAAGAAGTTGAAAAACTAAACACCACAAGTAGTGGTGCAGATGAAAGAATCTACAAACCAGAAGTAGATAAAGCAGGTAATGGTTTTGCAGTTATTCGCTTCCTTCCTGCACCAGAGGGTGAAGAACTCCCTTGGGCAAAAGTTTATACTCATGCCTTCCAAGGTCCTGGTGGGTGGTTGATTGATAACTGTTTGACTACTCTCAATCAAAACTGTCCTGTATGTGAAGCAAACAGAGAACTTTGGAATACAGGTAGCAAAGCAAATCAAGACATTGTACGCCAAAGAAAGCGTAAACTGTCTTACTATTCCAACATCTATGTTGTTCAGGACAAGGCACATCCTGAAAATGAAGGTAAGGTATTTTTGTTCAAGTATGGTAAGAAAATCTTTGATAAGATTTCTGCTGCAATGAAACCAGAATTTGATGATGAAACTCCTATTGATCCTTTTGACTTCTGGAATGGTGCAAACTTCAAGGTAAAAATTACTAAGAAGGATGGTTACTGGAACTATGATAAGTCTGAGTTTGAATCTATCTCTACTCTTGGAGACTTTGATGATGATGTTCTAGAAGAAATCTGGAAGAGAGCATACTCTCTTGAAGAGTATGTGAACCCAGAAACCTTCAAATCCTATGAGCAACTCAGCACTCGTTTGAAGTCAATCATGGGTCAAAAACAAGTCAAAGTAGATGAGTCCTTTGAAGATGAAGATGACTTTAGTGCTCCAACTAAAGATGTAGATCTTCCTACCTTCAGTAAGTCTTCTTCAGGAGATGAAGAGGAAGATGATACCCTTAGTTACTTTGCCAGACTAGCTGAAGAGTGATTATTCAAAGGAGAGGATTGTTAAATTCTCTCCTTTTTTAGTATTATCATCTACATACTGAGAAGAGAATCCATAACTCATAATAATTTCCATATCTTCTACAATAGCCTGTAAGAATCTTGGTTCTATAAGATTGATATTTCTTTTTTTATCATTGATATCAACTTCATATTGATAATTTGTAATTGCAGACACAGGATTTACAGTTACTGTCATATTATTTTCTTCATCCAAATAAGTTACTTCATAATCTTCATCAACTATTTCTCCAGAAGGAACTATTAGTTTACCATTTGAATTTAAAACTCTAGTAGTTTCATAGTGATGGACTTCATTTAATTCAGACTCTGTATACTTTCTGGATAAGAAATCTTGCATTTCACTGTCTGACAATGGCCACTCTGTTCTGATGTTAATGATATTATTTGACAACAAAACTACCCAATCATATTCAGCACTTCCATAATATTTTTCTGCTACTTGATCTGGACGTTGCTCTCCTGTAATTTTATATTTTGTGAATGTAGTAAAGTACTTGTATAAGTCTTCTCTTATTTTTGCTCTACGAAATAAGTTCTTAACTCTGATGTAGTCCTCAGATGAATTTCTATTTGATAATTGAGACTGGTAAAGTAAGTCTGATACTTGTCTGAAATATGTCATTGTTCTGCTGTTGATTTTGGATCAGGTCCTATAGGAACATTTTGATTTTCTAAATCATATTCATCTGCAAATACTGGAGTAATTTCTATGAATTGAAGTTGTATTTCAATAGCAACTGGTTGAGATTGTACATATTCATCATCATATGCTGCATACACTCCATCAGGAGCATAGTTTACTGCACAAGATTGTAGAGCACACATTTTAATTCTAGGTAATCCATCTAATTTTTTGTTTCTTGATTCAAATTGTATCTCAAAAACATTTGGAGATCCTAAGTATAAAATAGCATCTCCCTTTTTAGATCTTTGTGGTGCCATTCCTGCTTTAAAGAATTTAATGATTGCTCTTATGTTTCTAGCTTCATTTTGACTTGTGGGAGACAATTTAAATGAGAATGCGAATGGTCTAAGTTTTGGACCATTGAACAATAACTCTAAGTTAGGAT